CCAATTACTTCAGAGAAGCTATTAGTACCAGCATTTGTAAATCTAAGTTGAATGAACTCAGCAACATATGTAGGTTTAATGTAAATATCAACCACTAATTGGTTTCTTGAAATTACATCAGGAGTATTATTTGACTCATCACAAATAACCAAGAAGTCTTGGATACCACGACCAGCTTGAACACTTGATAAGTAAGGTTTTACCATAGATACAATTCTATTTCTAGTAAAGTTATCATTGAATTCCATTACTTGGTATTTAGCCATTTTAGATAATGCACGTTCCATAGTATTAAATAGACCACGAACATTAACTCTATCAAAAGATGAAGGTTTACTTAGAAGAGTTTTTTGCCCCCACATAACAGTTCCTTGACCTGGGAATGAACAAATTGGATTAATACCATTTTTATATAGTAAATCTCTTTGACCTTGTGTTGGATTAAACGCAAGTTTTGTTACATTTTTGATTTGACCTCTTTCAAGACCAGCAGATGCCCACCAAGATGCTCTATTCATAGAAGTTTGAGCTCTAAGACCTGCAATATCACCAGCAATATTTACCCATCTGTATTTGTCAGCATATCTATCATATTGGTATTTGTAGTTACCACAAGCAACAACAAACATGTTATTATAATTGATAGAACCTTTTTTTCTCCAGTCAGTAAGTTTAGTTATAACTGTAGCAGATTTATGACCAACTGTATCAGCGTAATTAGCACCAATGAAAGCAATACAATCTTTTCTTGTTTCCACAAGATTTTTTGCAGATACACCAGCATCTAATTCATTACCAATTACAATATCAATATCTAATTCTTCTTTATTATCAAATACTTCATAAGCATTTAATAAATCATCAGCTTGAATTTCACTATCAGTAGCAAGTTCTAACATAAGAACACCTGTAGTAACACCACCAATTGCATGAACTTTATTATCAATCATTTTATCGCTTGTAGTATTATCTTTTATAAAGATATAATTACTTTGATTATTGATAACAGTTTCAATGTATGTAGATTTATTGTTATAATCTCTAGCAGTTTCATCAAAATCAACTGTAAAAACTTCTTTAATCTCATCACCCATTTTAATCATAATACCTATTTCAGTACCACTTGGAGTATATTCATAAAGATCATCTAACATAATACCATCAAAAGCTTGTGTATACTCACCAGTAGCAACACCAGCAACAGTAGCACCGCCAGTATAAGTATCACCTACAATAGGTTCTTTATTACTAATAAATGTTGTACTATCAATGATTTTGATTACATCTTCTTCACCAATTACTAAATCAGTAGTGTCATCAACAGTAACTACGAAGTTTTCACCGAAAGCATCTGGTCTAGCAATAGCAATTTCTAAATCTTCTGACCATGCACCTGGACTTTTAGCAATAATTTTTACTTTTGTATCAGTTGAAGTAAATGCGATAGCAGTTTCTTTCATTTCAAAATCAGAAGCATTTTCAATTACCATCATAGTTTTAACATAATCATCTGGAGTAATACTTACAGTAGAATCAGCTTCAAGAACTTCAGCTACACCATTAACATCTTGTGACCATAAATTAACACCAACACCAGCAGCTAATGTACTAACATTTTGTCTATCTAAAGTAATTGCTGGAGTAATATCATCAACAGAAACGATTTGATAAACATCATCTTCAATTCCAAAAGTTATAAAATTACCTACTGCAAGTCCTACCACAGAATCTAATCCAATAACTTCAGTACTTAATGGAGTTGAGATTTCAGTAGTAACTAATGCACCATCAATTACTGTAGTACTTCCACCAACATTTGCAGCTCTAGAAACTAATAACTTATTACCATATTGTAAGAAGTTGTATGCTTGATAGAAATCATTGTAATTTGTATCAGTTGGTTCACCGTAGTAAGATATTAAATCATCTACACTTGTTATTAAAGTATATTGACCAATTGGACCTTTTACGAATTTTCCACCATAAATTGCGATAGAATTTGAAACTGTAGGTACTATAGTACTAGCATCAATCTCAGTTACAAATACGCCTGGGCTTAACATTTCAGCCATGTTTTTCTCCTTTGTGTGCCTTTTAAAGCCTTTGTAATTTTTCTAGTTGCACAAACTAGTATCTAACTGGACAAACCTAGTTAGCAATACAAATAGCATTAAATTTAGCTAAATTTAATTTTAGTTTTTAAGGGATTTCGCCCTTTGGTTTATTTATATTTTCAGTAATATTTTACCATTGAGGTT